AAAAAAGATACAAAATCATAATGATCTATCAACAAGACATGTCACACCATATAATGGTCAACCTAGGAGAGAACTGTTAAGACTTGATAAAAATTTTACAGTCGATAATTTAATAACACTTGTCAAACAAATGAGTGAAACACTACAAGAAGACACCATTTTTAGACATAAAGAAATGGATTTGCTTCTTAAAAAAGAAGAAACACTACAACTACAAGAAAAAACTAAACAATTGGAAGAAACAACTAAACAGTTGGAACTACAGTTAGCACATGAATTAGAAATGAAAAAATTGGAACTTTCTATCCAAGTCAAAACACTGCCAACAACACAAAAACCAACCCCACAGCAACAAACACCAACCCCACAACAACCACCAACAACCCCACAACAACCAACCCCACCAATACAATTACAAGCACCATTAGATCAACCGCCACATATAACACCATCGCGACCACAAAAAGAATACAAAAAAAGTATTGTGATGAAATTTATGAACGTTTTTACTGAATTTTCGGTAAAAAGATCTGATTACATTTTCACAGAAGACTTGTTTGCCAGTTTCGAGACGTGGTTTTATGAAAGAAACCCTGGTGTAAATATGCCAATTACGATGACTATTTTTGCGAGGGTATTGGCAAATATACCAGAATACACTGTAATTAGAATTTGTACAGGACCAAGAGTTGGAAACACCAGTCCAAGAAAAGTTGCGATTGTAAATAGAAAATTTACATTAAATTAAATAAATTTTATTTTATATTTATACTATTATATAAATAAAACATAAATGGGTTTTTTTGATTTTTTAATGGGGCCTTCTGGGAAAGATGGTGCTTCTATTGAGTCTGCAACAGCAGATGCTTCTGGTAAAATGACGTTAACAATGTCAGACAGCAAAAAATATTATGTAGACCTTCCAGCAGGAAGAATTGGTCCTTCTGGGAACTCTGTAAAAGGAGTATCTATTAATGATAAAGGAGAATTGATATTTAAAATGTCAGATGGAGCTGAGCTTAATGCTGGTTCAATAAAAGGACCCCAGGGGATTCCTGGGGTTTCAGATCCAGCACTAGTATCTACAGAATTAACAAAAAATAATGAGTTTATTAACAATCTTGGTAAAAGTATTGCGCAAAATTCATCAGATTTATCTAAAAATGTTGTAACAGAAATTGGAAAAAATACCGGTGTACTAGACACGTTAAAAAGTTCAATTTGGACTAGTCCATCATTTACAGATTCAGTTGCAAATACATTGACAAGTAATGCAACATATAAACAAAGAATTACTGGTCCTATTGGTGCTGCCGCTGATAAATCATCATTATATCCGGCATTAGGATGGGCTGCCGCTCCTGTTATTAAAACATCAAGTGATAATACAGGAACAATAAAAGCATTTGGTTCTACTGGTGGTTCTGTCAAAGGATTGTGGTGTGCAGATGGTGTTCAACGTTGGAAGGGAAATGAAAGTACAAGTACTATATGCACTGCACCAGGGGATCTTAAATTACATTATACAGATAAATATTCAGGAGTTGGAGAACAAGATAACGACGCAGCTGAAATATCTAATGACCGTGATGTATTTAAAAAATTAATGTTGGTTGGTAATAAAAAACTTGGTGGAAAAAGAACCGTAGGTGTATATGACAATTTAGATGTCGCAGGTGACACAACTACGACAAATATTACTGTTGGTACTAATATTATAAGTAGTGATGGTGATATCAATCACCAGTGGACAAGAATAGCAAATACTGGTACAAAAACAGCAGGATTGGTTACAGATATGTTATTCGCTAATAATAGTATATATGGAAAAAATATTTCCGCTGCTGAAAATGTAACTGCACCTAATGTCGCAGCTGCTTCTCTGTTAGATATTGGGTCTGCAAGGTTTGCCCCTCAGCCTGACAAATATTGGACTAACTTAATAGCAAAAGATGGATCAGCTTCTGCCAAAGGACTAAGGGCATCAACATTACACTCATGGGGGGATGTAAATGCTGACAACAGTGTAATTGCGAAACATATAATTTCTAATACAAATCGCGATGGGGGTTTTTGGATGGGAAATAATAGAATTGAAGACGGGGATGCAACTGATCCATGGTGGAGATTAGTTGATCGTACTTCTCCAAAGACTGGGACACCAGTATATGGTAAAGGTTTTGCTGCTAAAAATTTATATGCACAAGATAATGTCAATGCAACAAATGTAATTACCAAGGGTCTTTTTATTGGTAACTGGCAGATTGATCAAAACTTAGCTGGAAACTTAGTATTTTATAATAAAGTTAATCATAAATATTTTATTATGGATCCAAGTAAAGCATCCGGGTTCTACACGGCTTAATAGTTAATAGTTAATAGTTAATATTTTGTAAAATGTAACAAAAGCTTGGTTAATAATTGTTATTTCTGAAACATTAATAATGCTTTAAAAATTAACTGCCAAATGATCTGCCATAAAATTACCCCAGAAATCTGGATACCTTGGAGAATCTTTTGGTGGTGGATTAGAGTGCGCCTTAACTTTAAAGAAAGTTATTTGTGAACCAAATGGTTTTATATAATTAATTATAATAAACTCAATTAGTTCCTTGTTTAACACAGGTTTTTTTGTAGAATTCAGCCAATTATTTTTTTCCCAATTTTTGTACCATACTGTCAAACAATTTATTGAGTACATAGAATCAGTTTTAATTAAAACTTTCTCGCCCTTTAAAAGAACACATCTAAGGGTAGTCAAAGCTTGGAGAATAGCTGTTAATTCTGAAATATTATTTGTTACTTTAAAATTTTGAAAGTTGTAGTCATCTATAAGTACTTTCAACCCTTTTTTTGTTTCACAAGACACATTAAGTTCATGGTCATTACCAAACCATACGCCAATTCCGCCACTTGCTTGTTTACTTCCATTTTTTGAAGCAGAACCATCTGTATAAACGGTTGTAGTATTCAATTTAGTGGCAACTGGAGTATTCAATTTAGTATCCATTATGTTATTTTAACTTTTTGTTTTTAAACTGTTACAGTTTGTCTACAATGCGGGCATGTGTTATGAGCAGTCAACCATTTTAATAGACAATCCTTGCAAAATGTTTGTAAACAACATGGTATAATAGCATTACCAGTTTCAAGACATACTATACAATCACTTACACAATTTGTAACAGTAAATGTGTCAACCATATTTTTAAGATTTTGTGATGGTTGTGGCGGTGGTGGGTTAGGTATATACACATCTGTAAACGCATAAGTCCGACCATCAATAATTGCCATAAATGTATAACCACGTAGCGGCGATTCGGATGAATCATAGAGTGAGTCATAATGTGAGTCATTGTCTGACGAATTTGAGTCAATTTGTGAAGAATTAGAGTCTAAACTTGACTCTAAACGTGACGAACCAGATACAATTGACCCCAAATGTGACGAACTTGTTACCATTGTAGAATTTGTATGAATATGACAAAGACCTGTACTATTATAAGTAACTTTTTTGCATCTATTGTTTTTTCTTGTTAAACCAGAACATTGGAATGTCATTTGAGTTTTAATTACTTTTAATTTTTAAATTAAAAATCAAATTTAAATGTCATGAACGTCTTGTTTGACTTGTTTGTCTTTAAGACCTGGTAAGACAGAATAAACATATTTATCATCACACATTTCTTTCCATTTGTCTCGTGACTTTACGTTGGAAATTTCAGACTTGTCAAGACTTTTCATATAATCAATCATTTTAATAAGCATAGGCCAATAGTTAGGTTCGTTTTCATATATCATACTAAATAAAGCTGGAACTTTTGTTTTGAGGTAAGGATGTCTTTCTTCTAATTGTTCTTTATTCATAATATTACTGGCTACATCAATTTTCATAAGTCTTGCCAACCTTAATACATTATCTGGGTCAATGTTTTGCATTGTAATTGAAAAATAAATATTTTTTTATTATCAAACGAATAAATATTTTTTATTAAAAAAAATATTTATTTTCTTTATTATATTCATAACCAATTAATATGTCACAATCTTCACAAGTTACTAAACAATTCGGAGCTGTTGCCGTTTCTAGTACCGATGCTAGCCGTGTTTCCGGCGCAGGAGCACTTGGAGCTTTAAAACAAGATAAACCTTACTTGTTTGTTGTAACAACCGGTGCTGCTACTGCTACTCTTGCTGCTGGATCATTTGGTCAGCGTTTGACAATCATCATGAAAACTGATGGAGGTGATCTTGTTCTTACTCCATCGTCAATTGTCGGAGGAACAACTCTTACTTTCTCTGCTGTTGGACAATCTGCAAGTTTGATCTATGATGGTTCTAACTGGGTCAACTTGATGACCACTGCTGCTCTTGCTTAAATTACAATTACAATTACAGGTACAATTTCAGGTACACAAAAAAAGTCAAATAATAATTATTATTATTTGACTTTTAGTTTTTTTTTGTTTTTTTATTTTTTTTGAACCAATTGGTTACTGATTGTTAATATGAAAAAGATACTGTACTATTTTAACGCGTTGACTAATTTCAAAGTCTGATTCGCTTTTTTTATAACATTCGTTTGCTATCTTGAGATAAGATCTACTAAACAATTGTTTATTAGGTACCAACATCTTAAGAATATCTAATTTGCAAAGTTTGATAATAGTACTATAAATACTGAATGGTACTATAACTTCTGGATCAAACAATACATGTACACATTCTAAATCATCATTTTCTATAGCTTTTTTTAGAAAATAAAAATCATCGTATTCTGGTTCGATAATACATGATTGAATTATAGATCGAATGATCGAGTAATTTGGACAAGATTGTATATATGGATAAACTTTTGTAATATCATAAGTAGTATCTTGAAAATGTGTCAAGAGATTACATATCTTTGATAGTAATAATTGATCACAACTTGTGATACTCTTGATAAATATATCAGATAAATCATTCATTTCAATATAATGGGTTGGGTTTCGGATAATAAAAGTATATAACCCATTAACAGACAAATCATTATTCTTTTTTTTACAAATTGGACATACATTTTTAACTTTAACAGTGCAATACAAACACGTAACTACATTACATGTTTTACATATCTTATTGAATAGTATATTATTATTGTCCCAATCATCTTGACTTGGACAACTGAAACAAATATTACAAGAGGTATTTTCAGTCATATTGTTTTTAATAATAAATCAATTTCAAATAAAAAAAATCAATTTTTTTATTTGAAATTATTTGGAGTTACAATGCTTTGTAAGAATTTTTTATTAAGAGTATTTGGAGACAATATTCGTTGTTTAGTAGAATTTTTAGTATCTATTGTTAATTTTTTAGAAAGTTTCAAAATTCTTTTTGACTTTGGAATTTTAGGAGCATCTGATTTTTTTTTAAGATTTTCAGATAACGTGTAGTGTCTTCCAAATACAGACATAATTCGTAGTTTAGTCATTAAATCTTTCATTTTTTTAAAATGAGCTACTTCAGTACTTTTAGAAACCATATACTATAACAATACAAAATAATTATTTTTCTGTAAAATCATAATAATTTTTATGTGTATTGGTATTGTGAAAATGAAATATTCAGATTAGAAATTTGCCCGAATTCATCTCTAAATACTTCATGTAAAATTGTTTCAAAACCAATAGATCTAATATAGCTTCGAATTGTTTCGAAAAATTCTACTTCAAACTGTGGAGTTACAGGACTTACAATATTTTCAAGTTTTTTACGAAATCCATAGCTAAATAAATCAAATAAAAAGTCAGTTGTTTGTGAATCATCTTCAAATTCTATATCAACTGCGTACATGTTTGGTTGTAAACTGTTTGGATCATTATTAAATAATTTTTCAGCAAATGCTTTGAATTGTAATTCGAGTTGAATAGCTGACATTACAATTTACAATTAAAAATAATTTTATTTGTAAACGCAAACACTACACGCTACACCACAACAGACTCTGATGTTCTAAATACAAAATTATTAGAATTTAGAAAGTTTTCTGGAACAGCCCCATTTAAAATTTGTAATCCTTGTTTTGTTTCGTTAACAATACTGTACACTACCTTTAGTACTAAAGGTTCATAATCACTTTTCATAATATACAACCTACCATTTTTACAAAATGGGTTTTGCTGTGACATAGAGTCTGTGCATAATTGTCTTTTTTCTGGGAGTTTAGTTGTTATATACGATGTTGTGCCCAATGTAATGTAATTTTTAAGTAAAGTTATAATTATATTTTTCAAATTATCAATTTTTTGTGTTCTTGACATTATATCAAGTATTTGTTCTTTATATACAGGGATAATATTAGATAGTAAAAAACGGAACCGTTGATATAATTCACGTGTAAATGCTATATCTATAGCATAATTTGATCGTTTGTCACTAGAAACTGTGCCAGATAGCAAAGCATTATCAGAATCATAAAAAAATTGTTGGTTTAAAATTGGGATACCTACAAGAGTTAAACTATTTTTAGTTGGAACTATAACACCACATTCTGTAACAAGACCTATAGTTTCCCCGTTGTCTTGTATTTGACCAATCACATTCGCGTATTTTAAACCTGATTTTAGTAGTAAATTTCTTTGTTTTTTTGCCGGTAATATTAGGTCTTTAATTTTAGAAAATGGGACATCTGGTAATGGGCCAGATGGTGCAACTGGTATAATTCCATATTGAGTACCGATGTAAGTAATTTTATTGTTATTTAATACAACTTGTGAAAATGGTCTTATGTTGTCTGGTAACTGTTTAATTGTATTAGGAGTCACCAAAATATCACCATTATAGGGAGTATATAATACTTTACATAAATTATTGTACATGTTTATAATCTTAATGGTGTACGTGTCTTTTGAAGGGAATACTTTCATTAATTTTACTTTACTTGCCTTAACAATCAATTCATAATGCCCACTGTGGTGTATGATAAATATAGTATCTTTATACTTTTTTGAGTATATCGAATCACATATTAATAATGTTGTAACATCAAAAATAAAAATATTTGTTTTTAATAAATGTGATAACAAGTCTACCACTAAACCATGTTGTGAGTTAGAAGATGATACTAATTTTTTGTAATCATTAAAGTCGTATTTATTATAAAGCTTACCATTATTCAAAGATCTAAATAATGACAATGTAAGACCATTTTTTATTATAGAAACTATATTTGGAAAAGCCAATTTTATACAATGAATAAATGATTCATGTGCATTACCAAGTCGTAAAAATGATGTATGTGGAAATAATGGTGATAATAATTCTGGTAATACGCCTAATCGATTTGGTTCTAATATTTTATTAGTTATAATAACTGGTTGTTTGATAATGTATGAGTCTGTTAATATTTTAGCATCGTAATCATTTGTAGTATTTCTAATATACACGATTTTTTGTGTTTGATTTTTCTTAAAACAACATGGTTTATTATCACCTGTAAAACCAGTAAAAGGATAATCCGGATTTTTACATCGTAAAGTTAACCCTTTAAATTTAAGCACATCTGTTGTAACATCATCAGAAATTATTGTAGGTAAACGTTTTTTTTGACATAATGTAGAATTGATTGATAGACCTATTTTATTTAATTTTTTGATATTTTGAACATCTTTAATGACGGGAACACTTGAGGTACCTTGTTGAAAAGAGTCTGCTATAATAAATAACTTTAATATAACATTAATAGTGTTTTGTATTTGATATTCTTTTGTAGCACCAGAAATATTAACAACATTAATTTTTGTTATATGTTTTTTATCACCTTTTATTTCAATGTTTTCATCATTATGTATAATTATAATTATAGGTGTATATAAGTTGTCAGTAAAGTATTTTAGTTTTAGACTTTTTGAATTGTCTTCGACTTTTAGAATACCTTGAAAATTTGATTTGACTGTTTTATTTAATGTGAATAGATCTATCCATTTTTTTATTTTTAGTCCTATATTTAGATATGTTATCTGTTTTATAGGTGTGTAATTTTGTATGTTTAAAATTTTTTGAAAATTAGTAACAATAGTATCAATAGTACCTATTTCTGATATTATTTCATCATATTTCAAATTCTTGTCTACAAGATTTAATCGGATACTAATAGAAGGTTTGTTTCGTGATAACGAAGCAGTTATATATTCATTTCTTTTATTTAAAAACTTTAAAGTTAGTCCTTTAGGATTATTTTTATATAACCATTCGTCTATTTGTTCTTTTGGAAATTTAGAGTACACCCGTCTAACAATTTTTCCTTTTTCAAATAGGTACATTAATGGTAATCTATTGTTAAGTAGAGGATAATTTCTAATTATCTGGTGTATATTTTCTGAAGAATAATTTTGAAATTCGCCGAATACAATTTTAATAATACACGTTTTTACAGAATACATTGACCCATTTGGAAATGTTTCAATGTACATACCAATCTTACTTGGAGAAACAGTTATAGTTTTTTGTACATATTTAAGAATCAATTCTTTTTTTAATTCAGATGATTCATACAAAAAATCTGTTATACTTTGTTTAAAGTCACTTACTATATCTGGAATATTTTCATATAATACTATCTTGTTGACATTAATTAATACATGTTTTGTTAACAAAGTAAACACTTTTTTTAAAGTGTTATACTGTCCGTTGAAAAAAACAGATCTACTATTTACAGAATCTTGTATATTTGATAAAAGATCAACAAATTTAACATGGTTTACCAAATTTGATACTTGTAATGTGCTACTTGTTTTACGTTGTAACGAAATTAATTCGGGTAATAAATAGTTGTCAGAACTGATGAAAATTTTATCTATTAAAACTTTTTGAGTATCTTCTATATTGAAACGTACACTTTTACCATTACTATTATATGGTTCTATTTTTTTAGAGTTTTCATTTATTATTATTAGAGTATTGTCCTTCATTTACAGTATTCTAATAAAATAATTTATTTAAAAAACAAATTAAATACAAACATAACAATGGT